GAATGTTCTTAGAAATAGGTTCATCTGCACCGCGAAGGTTGTAGTCATTTAAGAACTCAACAGCATACACACCTTCATCCGAAAGAAAAAACATAGCATTGCCTTTCATAACAACGCTTTTCTTAGCCAAGCACCCTACTTCGGTAGTCAACGCAGTCACACGGGTGTCATTTAAGCTCCCAGTAGTGCCGCTAATAAGGTGCAAGCTATTGCGATTAAGGACAACTAGCTTGTCGTCGTAAAACCCTTGCATTGCTACAAGATAATCTGTTGTGCCACCAGTAATTCGGAACTGATTGGCAATCTGATCAAACGTATGGCTATCTAAAATATCCGATACAGCAATCTCATCTGTGATGTTTCGATTCGTATAAGTAGGAGAACTAAATGTTCCAGCAGGATCGTAGTAAAACGGAATCCATAATCTACGTTGAAAGTAAATACCCCATGGTGGGGCAGGTTGATGGATGAATCCTGCTCCAACGCTAAATGGTCCACCTACTTGGATGTTGTTTCCGCCAATAGTATTCAAGTCACCTACTGGCGCAATAAACTCAATCAATGTGGTTGTGGCATTTTTTACCTCAAACGACTTGCCAGAAATACCGCTGAACGTAGGTTCTGTTGTTTCATAAACAGTGACCGTGTCTCCAGTAGCAAGTGTTGTGTTGCCTGATACAACCAAACTCACCACACCAGATACTACGTCTACATTGCCTCCAGTCACCGTGAACACCTGTGGTTGCGTGTAAGCACCTCCAGGCACAAGCGTAAACCCAGCTTTCAACACACCAGCAGTAACACCAAATGTCTCCGTTTGTGAGTTAGTAAAAATGTAAGTGAATACATCTTTATCAGTAACGGTAGCAACCGTAAATGTCCCGTTGGCTGGAATATCCGGTGCAACAGCAGTTAACCCACTAACCACAATAGAATCCCCAACGGTCAACCCGTGATCCTTGACTCGCATCGTAACGGTGGTGGATGCAGTCTGGCTGGCACTCTCAATCTGCCGACCGTTAGGAAACCATTCAAACGCTTGCGACCCACCACGAAACAAGAACACGCGATCAAACGCTTGTATCATGTCAGTGTCGCTAGTAACGGATTGACCTTCTGGATACTCAATATCCTGCTGCGTATATTCACTTTGATTGCTAAGAGTAACTAAGATAGCCTTAGTATCCAACGCCAGCACGATGCTTTCTGAATTGTTTGTGTTTGGATCACTGAATAAGCAAGATGCTCGGACGTTGACGTTAGCAGCATCGTTAATCGGAGTTGTGGACAATGTGCCACTCTGGACGCTGATGGATGTTAATCCAGCTACGGAATACGTAAGCGTATCAACACTAGCTACGGTCAACGTAAAGTCACCGCTCATCTCGACATTGCCGACAAGTCCAGTAATCCTTCCTAGTGCCGTGCCAGTCAACCCGTGACCTGTAATCGTAATCGTAACTACACCAGCAGCTACACTAGCAGCAGTGATGTTCTTAGCTACATCAATCAGAAAGAACGGCAACTGTAACGGACTGCCACCACTCGTCAACGATCCTGTTCTTGCGACAATACCCCTACGTGGCTTCCAGTATCCTTCCATCCTGCCATTCAACGACTCACGCACCTCACCAACTTCTAGCTGGTTCAACTGCAATCGCTGATTCACACTAAGAAACCCACCATCCCCATCCGAGGATTGCGCTTCGTCCATCGCACTACCACTCTGTGCAAACTGACTCATTATACGTAATAGGCAATTACAACACCACTAGTTACAGTAATTGCTGTAAACCTACCACCAATGCCAATACCTGCAGGAATCGTAGGTCCAACCAAATTGCCATCTTGCTCCAAGGTGGATGAAGTCAATACTGAAAGAACTGCATCATTCACAACTTGAATCCATCTGTAATTTCCCGTGCCAGACTCTGCACTAGAAAGCACAATACCTCCACCTTGTCCTTGTAAATCGTAGCTAATAGGGCTGCTCATGCGCGTGTTTTATCATTTCAGGAGAATTTGTCAAGTTTCCATTTAGGCATTTTTTCGGAGGGTGGCACTTTAGGCATTTTTTCGGAGGGCGGGAAACCAATAGCTATAACTGTAGCACACGCGCACGCGACCCCCTCCCCCCCTATCGCACAATACTTGCAATAGCAAACAACTTGCATGAAACGTCCGCATGAATCACCCGTGTGAAACGCTCGCTTGAATAACCGGAACAGCACCGCCGGAACATCCGTGTAAATCACCCGTATGAAACGCTCGCTTAAATCACTCGCATGCACTGCCGGCGCACCCGTGTGAAACGTACGCTTGAATCATCCGCTCACACTGCTGGCACGCTCACACCCGATGGCATGCCGGCGCAACATGTCGGAAAAATTTTATGCTTGACATGATTTTTGATTTTAGTATAATCAGAATTGAAACTGGTTGTTATGCACTGATCGATGACATCATGCTTGATGGTTGCCTGGTGAATGAGCGGTTGTTGAGTATATTTTATAGAGGGGATGAATAGATATTTGCTCCTTTGCTCCATCTCTCTCTCTACTTGATGCGCTCATTGCTTGTCGATTGCTTGCCTGGATCATTGCCAATCTCGCCTTGCTTTGCTCTCTCGTGGGTTGATTTATAGGCAAAATTCCCTAACAAAATGAACGCTGTAGCTATTGAAGAATAAAGAAAAATGAAAATGAATGAAATATTTATTAAAATGTTATAGACATTCCCTCTAGATTGGCTATCTTTTGCCTGTCGCCGCGATTGGTGACCACAACTTGAACATATACTTGAACATGAAAAATAATACTTACATCCTACATGAAGGCATCAAAAACGGGCAACGATATTTCGTTGCGGCATCGGGGTTTACTCGTGAATCGCAGAACCGTAAAACGGGTGATATGATCCAAATTTGGATTATGCTCACTGACGTTAATCCCGTTGCAGCAGTGCAATCTGGCTTAGATGCTGTGACGATTTGCGAGGGCTGCCCTTTCGCATCGGGTAATGGCTGCTATGTCAATGTTGGCCAATCACCGCTCGCAATCTGGAAATCATATCACAGCGGAAACATGCCCAAGCTCATGCCGAAAGACTACGTAAAAGCATTCAAGGGTGAAAAGGTACGCTTCGGAGCGTATGGCAATCCGACATTGTTGCCCATCTCTATGGTGAAAGCAATTGCCAAGGCGAGCGCGGGATGGACGGGATATTTTCACAATTGGAAAACCATGTCTGCTGCAAAGCGCAACGCATACAATCAATTTTTCATGGTATCGACAGAAACTGCCTCAAGTTTTGAACTTGCCAATTCCCTGCAATTACGTGTTTTTCACGTATCACCCGTGCAGCCCACTAATACTGTCGAATGCTTAGCCGATTCTCGAGGATTAACATGCGCTCAATGCCAATTGTGCCAAGGCTGGTCCAAACCTGCCAAAAGCGTTTGGATTAACCCGCATGGTAGCAAAACAGCCAAGGCATCCGCAGCTGCGATGGCATGACAAAAATACTGATCAATAGCCACTGAAGAGCCTCTAGGCATGAGGCGAAACGCCGCGAGGCGTCTGGCATAGCCAACAAACTACAAAATACAACTTGAATATGAATACACAGCAATTTCAAAAGCTTATACAATCCGTTACTGGTAGACCGCTCACTATTGAGACCGAATCTGAAGAGATTGAGCTTGAAACTAAAATTGTAATCTCTAGGCCATGGAAAAATGGGAAAAATGCTTTTTCTTTTGAATGGAAAACACCAAAAAAAGAGGATTCGTTACTACGTAGTTTTATCACCGCTTTTTGCGCTAAGTATCGCGAACCAGACCCCGCAACCTATTCCCGAAACTGCTCCGCCTATGGCGACAGATGGGCGGGGCATGAGGAAGAATGGAGCAATCCTGAGACTCGCTGGAACTGCTCGCTGTGGAATCACCACGCAGGACATATGACTACTAAGGACAAATTAAAAGCTCAAGTCATCGCCAACTTTGCAAGCTTTGACGATGGAACAGCTCGCCTTGGATTTTACGATACGCACTATGGCATTGGGATATTTACAATTTACGGCGGTGATTGGGTACAGAAAAGTCTTTCGGCAATGTCCGACTATCTGGCAAGCAAGGCAATCCCCTACCGCAACGAACTCTCCGATGCGGGTTGGGTTACTCGTTTTGTCATAAATATTGACAAGACTTCGCACGCATCTCTATTACGCTCGTTTTAAGCCACTGAAGAGCCTCCAGGCATGAGGCGAAACCCGAAAGGGTCTGGCATAGCCAATTAAAATCATGAAAATTACGACACAAAAAGCAATTCGCTCCCAATTTTGGGAATCTCATCCCGCGCTGGAAAACCACGCTCGCAAGTGGGGTATCAAAACAGCCCCGCATAACAGACACAATATAGACACGCGCACGGCCTTTTGCGATTTTGTGGATTACCTTGCCAAGTCTGGCATGATATCCGAAAAACTAGCATCACGCGCCACCTTGTAAAACAATACAGCACAACGCAACACAACCAACCAGAACACAATGAGAACACTATATACAATTACCGCCATTGCCCTCACCCTTGCCGCCCTGCATTATGCAGATGACGCGCCAATTCCCGCGCCATACGAGCCAGGAGATTCAGAAGCGCGAGTACGCGCCTTTATCGTCGGTGACACTGACTACCTAGATGAGGCGGATCTATACAGCCCGACCGTATCCGATGGGCTACGCGCCGCCGCCATTGACCAATAAAAACAAAACAATACAAATTATGAAAAAAGAAGAAAAAATTCTCGCCTATAAAATTGTAGGACACAAAACCAGATATACCACCTGCAAGAAACAAGCTGAAGGACTAGCAGCTT